CTTCAGCACGTCAGTGACGCGGCGACCATGCGCGGGGACAATCTGGTGACCGCGCACCATAGCCTGCCGCACTAATGCCGGGTCGGCGGCGCACTTTCTTGGGAAGTTGTGGACCTGAAGCCCAAACGATGAAGCGCGGCCAGTAGCACTGCCTCCTGCAAATACAAATGCTCCTCTAACTCGAAAATCTTCCTCATCAGCAAGCGCCGCGGCCCGCTGGAATTTTGCCACGGACGATGCCCAGAGATCGTCCGCGCACTGGATGACTTCCGCAACTTCCGCCGGTACTTCATCTGGATTTTCCTCTGCCAGCGTGAGCAAGTTAGCGCGCACGTTCTTGTCAATAGATAGCTTGGCTTCACCGTCTTTGTAAATAGTCGCCAGTTCAAGCGCCTGCGGCCCTACCCTGTCCAGCACCCACGCCTTCATCTTGGGGCTGCGGACGGATTTAATCTCGCCCTTCGTCACCTCTGCGACGATGTCCTGTATCTCGACCAACTCTTCTTGGGCGTAACGCACAGCGGCCAGCGCCAGTGGCCTGTCGAGCAGGACGCCGCGGTCGTTGATGCGCTCGTTGGTGTGATAGTCGGCCAACTCTTCGGCGGACAGCGGACGCTGCGCCTGCGCGATAGCGCGCATGGCCCGCACGTCCTGTTCGCAATAGTCAACCATTTCTTGCATCAACCCTGCGTCCTCGCGGAACGTGCCGTCTGATTGCGGGATGGATAGCAAGCGGATCAGTTGTCCGCCGCGATGGTCTTTCTTCATGGTCGCGCCAGCGAAGCGGCCCACATCCTCAAGGCTGCCCGGCGCGCAGTTGGCGCGGGCTTGCGCTGCGGTGCAGTAGAACTGCTCCAACTTGAACTCGACCTGAAGAACATACCAGAATATCAGGCGCTCGAACGCTGCGTTGTGCGCGTATACCAGCCCCTTGTGGTCTTTGACGGGCTGCGGGAAAGGCTCACTTGGTAGCCACGTCCGCACGTCCTCGTCATCAAATGCGTAGGACATACACAGCACGTCGGTGCTGGCGTCCTGCGCGTAGTTGTAGACGCCGCGGCTGCGAAGGTCGCAACGGCTCCGCGTCTCAAAGTCAACCCATAATTTAGACATAGAAGTTCTCACTCTTCCGCTACTCGCCGGGGTGGTGGATCACCCCGGCTTTCACGCCCCTTAAACTACGCGACGACGACGACGCGCACCTTCAGCGGCTTCAGGTTCAGCAGCGACTTCCAACTCTGCATCATCTGATTTCTCAACCGAATTGGTATCCATTGACACCCAATCGGTAATATCAAAGATAGGTGTGTAGATGCGACCGTAGGTCTTGTGCTGGTAATGCTCTGACGACAGCGAGAGCAACGGCACAGGCTTAGTCTGGTCCTTGTCCACCTGATCGGCGATGGCAACAGCCAATGCCTGCACAGCGCGTTTGCCGCCGACTGATGTAGCCGTGAAGCGCGCCTGCATGTCCTTGTCTTCGCCGTTGGTGCAGACCAGCATCATGCCGACTTGCATTTCCCAACCGCGCGTTGCACCTGATGGCGCTGGTTCCAACTCTGGCAGCGGCTCTGACACCGGCACCAGCTTTTCAGCCAGCACTTCGCCGTTACCCCATGCGATGTAGCCATGCACGAACGAAAACGGATTAGCGGCCCACAGGCTGCCGTCTTCAACTTCGGTCTGGTCTGCACCGAAAACCCAATGGCCTGTCTTGTCCATCTTTAGGATGACTGTGCCGCCCGGCGCAACTTCCGATTGGATGGAACGCAAAGCGCCAGAGAGGGACTGAACGGACGGCAAGTTAGCGCCGCCAAAAGTAGTGATATTCGACATTGTATTGTACCTTTTCTTTTACTGGATTTTAGACATAGCTTTTGTGAGCGTCTGTCCGATTTGCAAAACCGCTGGCCGAGGATCATTCTCCGGCGCAAGGGTAGAGCCTGTTGAGACGGCGGCAACTAAGTCCGCCGGCAATTCTATCTTGGCTTTCTTCAAAGCCTTTTCCGCTTGGGCTGGTGACAGCGGCTTGGGTTCGCCCCATGCCTCTATACCCGCTTGGGTCATAAATGCTACAGCCTTATCTTCATTTGTCCACTGTCTTGTGGCGCGTTTGTTGACCAGCTTCCAGCCGGGGACTTTGCGGCCTTCTTCCAGAAGCCCGTGCGCCATCTGCTGCAAATCCTTGATGAACGCTTCGATTAGCGGCGCCTGTTCCAGATAGTGTGCAATCTGGTCAATCGGCAGCGCATCCATCTTGGCTTTCAGCGCGCGGTCTACAGCGCCTGTCATGACAGGACAGATGGGCTTGGCCGCGCACCACTTGCAATGGTCGCCTGACGCCAACGGCGCGTCTGGCCGCGCAGCAATCTTGACGGCAGCGGCAAGTTCTTTCTCGAACGCGTCAACGCGTGCAAGGTCTGTCACCCACCGCTTGACAAACGGTGGCTGTACAATGATTAGTTCGACTTCTTTGGCGCCTTCAAAGGCCCACGCCGTTTCCGCCGTGCGTTTAGCCGCCGCAGCGTAGAAGAGTAGCTGGCTGTTCTCTTCGACTTCGACAGCCACGCCATCGCCAAACTTCCAATCCAAAACGACCGCTCGATCACCAAGGCGACCAAGAAGATCGGTAGAACCAAAAACGTCAGGCAGAAAATCACCAAAACCAACCCTGCTCTCAACAGCATATTCCATCTCCCCCTTGGGGTCTATCTCGTCCAGCGCGCGCAGCGCCGGTATCAGCTTGTCATCGACCAGCGCCTCAGTCAGCACGGTCTTCTCATAAGTCGTGCCGACCATGCTGTACGGATCAAGGTCACGCTCTAATATGGTGGCTATAGTGTCATGCAGGAGCGTGCCTTCGTCGGCGTAGCTGCTGCTGGGCTTCGGCGGTACTGTGTCCACCAGCGCCACACTGCCGGGGCAGGCGATGACGCGTTTGGCGGTCGAACCGCCGACTATCTTACTATGTTGCATATCATACCTCACTCTACTGTTTGAACCGCCATCATACAGACAACAAAATTTGATGCAAGGCTTGAAATGCAAAAAATTTTGGAGTAGCGTTTTGTCATGACTGAGAAAGAAATAGAGCGGTACTTCTGCAAACGCGTGCGCGCGGTCGGCGGTTTCGCGTACAAATTCCGCAGCATTACGCAAGTCGGCGTCGCCGACCGCATAGCCTGTATGCCTAACGGTGAGGCTTGGTTCGTGGAACTGAAGCAGCCTAACGGACGCCTGTCTGCGTTGCAGCGTATCTTTTGCGATGAGATGACGCACACCAAGCAGCACTACGCTTGCTTATGGTCAAAAGAGGATGTGGATGAATGGCTCAAACGCTTCAGCTAAGACCGTATCAGCAGCAGGCGGCGACGTTCCTGTATGAGAACGACCGCGCCATGATCCTTGCGCCTGTCGGCGCGGGCAAGACTGCCATTACTTTGACGGCGATGGACGAGATGCTGCGCGATGGCATTGTCAACCGCTGGTTGGTGGTAGCGCCGAAGCGCGTCTGCACTGACGTGTGGCCGGTCGAAGCACCGAAATGGTCTGGCATCACTCCGGCGTTGGCGGTCGGCACGCCAGCGCAAAGGGTGGATGCGTTACGGAGTGACGCCAGTGTGGTCGTCATTAACTATGATAATTTAGATAAGCTAGAGAATTTATCGAGTTTTGATGGAGTAGTGTTTGACGAACTGACGCGGTTGAAAAACCCCAGCGGCAAACGCTTTAAGGCTTTGGAGAAAATTATGTCTACGATGAGGATACGTTGGGGGTTGACAGGTTCGTTTACATCGAACGGCCTTGAGGATGTTTTCGGTCAGTGCAAGATCATTGACCAAGGGCTGTTGGGCCGCGCCAAGGGTGCGTTCCTGCAACAGTATTTTATCTGCACCAACCGTGAGTTCGGCCAGTGGATACCCGCAGCCGGCGCTCTTGAACAGGTGATGGCGCGGATCAAACCAGCGACGTTCGTGCTGGAGCCGGGCGAGTATAAGGACAAGCTGCCGCCGTGCCACGTCACAGAGTTGCGCGTCGCGCTGGACGACCGCAAGCCATACGAAAGAATGAAGCGTGATTATGTCGTGCGCTTCGGCAACGACCAGATCGTAGCGCAGAACGCAGCGTCGGTGACAACCAAGCTGCAACAGATGGCATCAGGCTTTGTCTACAACCGCGACGCTGGACCGGGTTCGATATGGTTCAGCAGCCACAAGTTCGACCGGCTGGAAGAGTTGCTGGCGGAGAACCAGCGGGCCAACACCATCGTTGCCTACACTTATCAGGAAGAGTTGGCAGAACTGAAGCGCCGCTTCCCGCACGCAAAGACGATGGATGACCCGAACGTCATCGAACACTGGAACGCAGGGCAAGTCGAGTTGCTGTTGGTCCACCCTAAGTCGGCAGGACACGGCTTGAACCTACAGCATGGCGGTTGCCACATGGTGTTCCTGTCACTGCCGTGGTCGCTGGAGTTGTACGAACAGACGGTCGGACGCCTGCACCGCAGCGGCCAGACAAAGGACGTGTGGGTTTATGTGATGCTGACCGAGAAAAGTATTGACGAACGCATATGGGCGGCGCTGCACGACAAGCGTGCGGTGTCCGACATAGCCTTAGAGGAATTGAAAAATGAGTAAACTGAACTGGCGGTCGATGATTGCCGTGCTGTCTGACCTTACGGAAGACCAGCTAAAGCAGGCGTTGGACGTTGAATTGAAAATGCACAAGCGCCCAGCCATCGCCCGGCGGTTGCATCAGCGTTACTCTGCCATGCGGACGGCGCGCGAACGCGGCGAGATTATGAAAGGACTGAAGAAATGATTGACGACAAGAGCGACGCAGGATCATGGGCAGATGCTATGCGGTTCAAAGCCGCTGTCGAGCCTGACCATTACAAGGCTGGCGGCATAGAAGCCATCGACTACATTCAGGCGAAGCTATCGCCAGAAGAGTTCGCCGGTTACTGCCGCGGCAATGCGCTGAAGTACATCAGTCGCGCTGGACGCAAGGACGCTGTCGGGCAGGAGATACGCAAGGCTATCTGGTATCTGGAGCGTTGGTACGACAGCACCACGAAGTAGCTACGCGTCTTCCATCATCTCAGTTGTGACCATCACGCGGCCCACGGCGCCGTACTTTTTATGGTATGTGATAGCCCAAGCTGCCCGGTCTGCGATCCAGCCGCCGCGCGCAGCGTAAGCATCACGCGCTGCCAGCGTCGGGTGCTGCACAATAGTCACACCATTATATTCTTTCTCGTCGCGGTGATGGCGGTGGCCGCAATGTATCTCGCGGCGCGTAGTGCGGCCCCACTCTTGCGGGAACTGCGCGGCGAACAGCAGCGGCAGGCTTTCGTTCCTGACTTTGTGGCCGTGGTGGACGCCCAGCATAGTGTTGCCCCACTCGAACACGTAGAATGGCAGGATGCTGTCGTTGACAGTGACGCGGGATTCTTCTTCGTAATGCACCGCGAACAGGTCGGCCAGCCAGCCGGCGCTTTCCTCATCGTGATTGCCTTCGGCGATAATCAGATAGACTTCTTGATGGCGTTGCAGACAGATTGCCACCAGTGAGCGGATGATGCGGATCGCTGCGCGGCGTATCTTGGGGAAGCGGCTGTCAGCGTCCAGAACATGTTTAGCTGTCGGCGTCACAGGCGTCTTGCCGTCGGTGTGCAAGAAATCGCCTTGGATGTTGAGTACCCCTGTGTGTGCATTTGGGCTTTGATTGACCATCTGTACCAGCGCAGCGATGATGGTTTTCTCTGCCAGTGATACGTTCCAATCGCTGCCGCCCTCTTGATGCCATGCCAGCATACCAAGGTGGTAGTCGGTAAATGTGTACAGGTTGCATAGCTGCTCTTCAGAAGCCACTGGAGCAACAGTTGATACCGCGGGCGGTATCTCATCCTTGAAGCCTTTGATTGTCTCGCGCATGGCGTCCATGAGCGCCTCGTGGCTAAGGGACGCCTTTACCCATTGACCCGATGGTTTGCCTTCGGAGTTGTAGTAGGTGGAGACGCCCTTGGCGACAAAGCCTTCTGGCACTGGCCGAGTGAAGTCATGCTCAGGCGCATAGCCGAACTTTGCGGCCTTGCGTTTGACAGCCAGATAGGTTTCGCTTGCGCCGCCGACGTTCATGCCTAGTTCAACGGACGCGGCCCTAGCACTACCAAGACGTTCTATGGCTTCTAAGATTTCACGCTGACGAGGCGTACAATATCTGTACAGATTTTCGTCTATTGATATAGTCGATGGCATTTATTTGCCTTTCGGGCAATCCGCTTCGCAGATACAAACAAAGGCGCTGTTATGCGCCTCTATTTCTGTGACAGTTTCTGATGAATCTTTTGTTGCATCGTAACTAATTGGTTTTGCGATAGCACAATAGCTATTGACGGGAACGGTCGAAACGGTCGCGCAGCCGCTCAGTGCGCTCAGGATTAGGAATGGCAATGGCAGCTTCGCCAAGTTGGATTTGCTCGTTGATGGCATCGTTTGTTTCCTTAATGATTTCCTGACGCCCTCGCTGCTTCCAACGATGCTCTGCCCAAGCACCCAACAGCTTGTCCAGAACACCCAGCAAGAGCGTCAGAAACTTCATTATTCGGCTGGCTTCTCTGCCAAGAACACGGCGGCTATGCCAGCCAGACCAGCTACGGCTGCTGAGATGGCAGTCCATTCAGCGTCAGTCAAACCAAATGCCAGCGCAAGACCAGCAAAGCCTGCGTATGTGCTAGGCTCTTTCAAACGGTTTAGTAACCAAGATACAAAGTTCATATTACTTCTCCTTAGGGTAGAACTTCCAAGGCAGTTCCCAATGCGGGCCGTCCTTGAAAGCGCGCCAATCGCCGCCCCATACGAGCGGGACTTTTTCGTTCGCAGCGGCGGCTTTCACGATTTTAGCCAGCCTATGATACAGCGGCCAATCCCATGATACTTTTCCGTCAATCATCGGTGCCAGATCGACGGCGTGTCCGGTGAGGTGACGCGAGTTCATTGTCCTTGATGCGCCCTGCCTGACCAACTGCACTTGGCGGTCGGTGGTACGCAAGCCTTCCAGCACTGTGAAGTCAAGGTCGGACACGGCTGCGGCTTTCTTGACAACGCGTACTAGGTCAGGGTGGACGCCCTCAAGCCGCGACAGGCTGCGTTGACCTAGTATGATGGTCATGCAGCGCCTCTTAATATTATGCCGACCAACAGCATAATGATTGTGCCAGCTACAGTCATGCCGATGGTTTCAAGACGCTTCAACCGCGCGCAGATACTTTCGTACCGGAACGCGCAGACCTGTTCGTGCGTGTTGAGTTGCGCTTGTGTTTCGTCGATAGTAGCCATTGTTAGCGCCTCATGGAGTTAAGGTTTTGAAACCGTTTATCTTTAGGTATCCTGCCGTATATCGGTACGGGGTAGCCTTCAGAAAAGTCAACATCTACCAGCGGTTCGCCGGTTTCAGGGTCGAAGTCTGGGAAGTTAAATTCTTCGCCCAGCGTCGGCGGCGTGGTACCTGCCACACCTGTCTGCACCACGGCTTGTTGTCTGGCAGGCGCCGCCTGCGATCCATACAGCATTTTGTTTATGTAATCTTCAGCCGGGCGTACTTTAAGCAACGCGCCCGCTTCGCGCGGCGACGCCAACGCAGGGACTAGCGCACCCAACGTTCTTTCGGATGCTTTCTCTGCTTGACGCACCCCAAACTGTTGTGCGGCCACGCCGCCGCCGCCAATCTTGGGTATGCTGCCTACCAAGCGCGCGCCGGCGGTAAAAGCATTTGCTGCGGGCGACTCAAACATTTCCCCAACCTTAGCGCCAACGCCTTGAGGGAAGTTTAACTTCTGCGACTGAGACAAGTCTTCAAGACCTGTCTGCGCTACGGCGCGTTGCGCTTCAATATCGCGGCCTAGCTTGTTAGCAGTAGCTAAATCCGCGCCCTGCAATTCTACGTTAATGTCGTAACGCCCCGGACCAAAAATGTTTTCCACAAAGTCTGGGTCTTCGCCAGCCATGACTTTAGCAAACCTTGCTTCAGGCAACTTTGCCAGTTCCCGCTGAAACTGTTGACGCTCAATCGCCTTCATTCCTTTGGAAAACTCATCTAAATACGCTTTCCATCCAGCGCCGCCGGCGGCCTCAATAGCATCATCAATAGGTTTTTGTGCAGCGGCAACAAGTTGCGACGTGCCTTGCCGCAACGCTTTAGGGTCTGAAGTGCCTAGGATGCTGCTTACAAAACTGCCCATTTCGCGGCGCGCTAGGTAAAGCCCTTCTGCGTCAATGACGCCGCCCATTTTATCTGCGCGGAGTTCTAGATTGTCCGCAAATTGCGACAGTATCTTAAACCGATCAGGGCTAACAAATTGTGCTTTGTCTGCTTCCCTACGCAAGTTGGCTACGATTGGTGCGACGTCCAAAGGCGGCAGGCCCGCATTTGCTGCTTGAAGGTTTGCTTCGCGCATCGGACCTGTTACATCCTGCAACGCCCGCTTAGTTTCCGCTATGTTACCTACAGCTTCTGTTTGAGTCCCGCCGCCGCTGATGACTTGGCGCATACGGTTCTGCCCTGCTGCTCGTTGTTGCGCGACAGTGAGAAGCGGACCGCCTTGTTTGCTGGCGCTGCCAATGCGGGTAGCCGCAGCCAGTTCAGGCGTGAGCAACCCACGCGACGCCAGAAACTCAGCCGTGTTGGCTTTGATGTTTTTCGGCGCATTTCGTAACGCCTTTTCAATTTTGGTTGCGTTGTCGCTTATCACTTCGCGCAGGATTCTGGCTGCTTCCACTGGGCCAGCGCGGCCAGCTAGGACATCATATGTTTTGCCTGCGCCAAACTTGAGCATGTGGCCGAGGACAGGCACAGTAGCGCCAGCCAACGCTGCATCTGTCAAATCTTGATCGGTAGCGGCAGCAGCTATAAGGCTTGAAATAGCGCCGCCAGCAGCACGAAGACCGACACGCGCTTTGCGTGATCCGGCTATAATCTTGCCTTCTTTTACTGCCGCCTTAGTTGGTTTAGCTACTCGCGTGCCGCCAGACGTTATAGCGCGGCCAGTTTTTTCTATTACGCCGCCTAACCGCGGCGCAACTTTGGTAAGTGCCCTACCGCCAAGCTGCGTGACAGCGCCGCCGCCCATCGTGAGTGGAAGTGCCCCGGCAATTTCACCGCCGAGTTTGCCGCCAGCAAAGGTGACGGGGTTCGCCTGTTGCCGTTCAGCAGCAAATTGCGCTAATCGCTTCTTGGTTTTGTCGGACGCACCTACTGGAATATATTCTAAAGGGTTAAGGTAAGATAGCTTTTCAGCAATCGGTTTCAGCCCCCGCTCAAATCCAGATACAGCAGACGCAATCTTACTGCCAGTGGCGCGAAGCGCGCTCTTCTCGTCTGCACGCTGTTTCGCTTGCTGCCGTGTGTAACGCTCTTTAGATGTCTCGACATTAAACCGGCGCCGAATTTCAGCCTGCGTAGCAGGACTTGCACTGCGGTACTCTGGCAGCGTAGCCACACGGCGATCAAAGATAGCCTGCTTTGTAGCCGGATTAGCGTTTACGTAGTTCGGGTCTTTTAAAATATCCAGCGCGCTAGACATACTATTAATCCCTTAGAAGCGGGTTATTGCGGTCCACCTTAGTTGACGTGCGCGGTTTAGCTAGGTCTTTAGAACTGATGTAGCGGTCTGAAACCTTCGGCGCTACTAACCGCAGCTTCGGGTTTTCCTTTAGCACCTCGCCGTACACGCCGTCATATTCGCGCTGGGCGCTCTGGTATGTGCGGTACAGTTTACGGCGCATATCTATTAACTCAGCATCAAACGTAGCTGGTTCGCCTGTCTGAATTAGTTTGCTGGCCGCTTGCTCTACGATCTTGGCGTCCTTATCGGTCGGGTTAGCGCCGACCGGCGATGCGCCAGTTTCGGTAGACTTACGCATATCAATCAACGACGTAAGCGTAGCAGTATTTTTAATCTTATCAAAAGCAGCCTGTGCGTCAGCGCGCGCACCGGTCTGCAAAAGCCGAGGCAAATTACCTTCAATCGGACCGACAATGGAGAAACGGTTGGGGTTACGCAACAACTCGTCTATGGTGTTGATGCGATCAACTACCTCGTTGAGTATCCCTTCCGTAGCGTATTTTGCTCTTGTCGCTGTTGACTTTAGTTCGATAGCGCGCTCTGCTGCCTTAGTCGCCTTTGCAATCTCCGGCGCCATTCGCAATTCTACATCCTTGGTAGCCTGCGCTTCCACCTGTTTTTCCGCGCCGAGGCGCCCCAAAGGAACCTGTGCCGATCCGGGGAACGGCGACACGCTTGGGTTACGCCCCTGAATTGGGTCGCCGACCCTATACTGCGCCAGCGTCCGCTCCATCGGCTGATTGCGATTGACCGCGAAGTCTGCCTGCGGCCTTTGCCCTTGGTCAACGGCAAACTGCGGCTGTTGACCCATTCCGCCGGGTTGCAGCGTAATGTTATTGGCGCGGATCATTTCCATGAACGGCTGCTTGTTCTGCTCCGGCGCCAGCGCCATAAGCTGATCGAAGTCTTCCTGCGCCATGACGCGCGTCCGGACCGCGGAGTCAACAATCTGCTGCGCTCTTTCAGGTGTCATCTGGGCTGCGGCTGCCGCCCCCATACCGCCGCGCGTAAAGGATGCGGGTGTGTCTTGCATAGCTAGTTCGGCCTCTAGCCTACGCAAATCTTCTTGTTGATACGCGTTTAACGGGCGTGTTTCGTCAGGCCCAAAGGTCATCTCTGCACCGGATGCAGCCGACGGCGCGCGCTCCATAGCTGATGCTGGCGGTGCTGTTGGCGTTGCGCGAGGCGGCTGATTTACATCGCGTATCTTTGTCGCAACTATAGGCGTCGCCTCAAATTCCGCATTGCCACCGCTTTCCACTAATATGGGGATACCATTTTTATCGTATATTATCTCTGTCTTGCGCTTCGGGGTGTTATTTTCAATGAACTTGTCGGCTTCCGTAATAGCAAATGTCATCGCGTCTTTATTAAACGTGGGCGCGATTTGACGCATGACTGCCGCCGAGTCAGGGTCAATAGCGTCTGCTTGCCTAAGCCAAAGCTGATAGGCTTCCTCAGACCCAGATTGCAGAACCCCTAACCCGCGGTTGCGAAGTTCTTTCATTCCTGCAACGCGATAGGCTTGGTCTTCTTTACGTACATTCAATCTTTGCGTTTCTGCCGCGCGCGCTTCGCCCGCCTGTGCGTATTCCATCTCCTGACGTATACGTTCACCTTGAAGCTGCGCTGCGCGCTGTTGCGATGCCATGTTCAACATGTTCGCCATCTGCGTTGTAGCGCGCGCGGGGTCAGGAAGCTGCGGGTTGCGCGCCTGAAGTGCTATCATCTGGTTTGCCATATCAGGGGCGTCCTGTTAAGTTAAAGCGTGTGGCGGAACCGAAGCCGGGGCCTTTTGCTGCTCCGCTGTCAAACGTATTACCGCGGTAATAATCCATCATAGCGTTCTGCATGGGTAATTGCCCAGCGTAAGAACCTATCTGACCAAGGGCTTGGTTCAATGCGTTAGCCTGACCGATGTATCCAAAT